TGATGATGAGTTTTCATTAAATCAACAGATGATTACCGAAGGATATGCTTGGGCATATGATGGTGGTACTAAACAAAAGAATTTTGAAGACCTACGTGCAGTAAGGAGATCACACGGAACTTTATAATATGATTAAAATATATGATGATCTTTTAAGTCCCAGAGAATACAGGGAAATAAAGAATACATTTTTGAATGACAAGTTTCCATTACCTTGGTATTGGTCTAAAGTTGTTGAGGGAGATTATTTAGATGCTGATGATCTTGATAATTTTCAACTAACGCATATGTGTTACAATAACTGTGCTCCAAACCTTGCAGAAGGAAGTGGATTTCCAGCACTTAATCCAATTGTAAATCATCCAGATTTAGATATTAGATCTTTGATAAGAATCAAAGCAAATTTAAATATAAGAACTTCAAAGATTATCAGACATGGATTTCATGTTGATGTTCCATTTAATTGTATGACTGGAATTTACTATGTTAATAGTAATGATGGATATACAGAGTTTAAAGAATGTGGTACTAAAGTTGAAAGTGTTGCAAATCGTATGGTAACTTTTCCATCTCAAACACTACATAGTGGTACATCATGCACTAATAAAAGAAGAAGAGTTGCAATAAATTTTGTTTATTTTGCAGCAGAAAGAATACCAGAAGCAGAGTTAGGACAGTATGGCAACGAAGACTGAAGTATATCTTGGTAACCCCAACCTGAAAAAGGCAGGTACTGAAATACAATTTACACAAAAGCAAGTAGAAGAATGGATCAAGTGTAAAAGTGATCCATTATATTTTGCATGTAATTATATGCAAATTATTTCTTTGGATGAAGGTCTTGTTCCATTTACAATGTATGATTTCCAAAAGGAAATCTTAATGGATTTTCACAGAGAAAGATTTAACATTGCAAAGTTGCCTCGTCAGACTGGTAAGTCAACTACTGTGGTGGCATATCTGCTTCACTATGCTATCTTTAATGATAGTGTTAACATTGGAATACTTGCTAACAAAGCAAGTACTGCTAGGGAACTTCTCGGAAGACTTCAACTAGCATACGAGAATCTACCTAAGTGGATGCAACATGGTATTTTAGTATGGAATAAAGGTAATGTTGAACTTGAAAATGGATCAAAGATCCTTGCTGCTTCTACGTCTGCTAGTGCCGTTCGTGGTATGTCATTTAACATACTATTCCTTGATGAGTTTGCATTCGTTCCTAACCACGTAGCAGAACAGTTCTTTGCATCTGTTTATCCTACTATTACTTCTGGTAAATCAACTAAAGTTATAATCATATCTACACCTAATGGTATGAACCACTTCTATAAGATGTGGGAGGATGCTAGGAATGGTAAGAATGATTACACTACAAACGAAGTACATTGGTCACAAGTACCAGGCAGAGATGCCAAGTGGAAAGAAGAGACATTAAAGAACACATCCAAAAGACAGTTTGCACAGGAGTTTGAATGTGACTTCCTTGGATCTGCTGATACTCTCATCTCTCCATCTAAATTACAAGCTATCCCATTTGAAGATCCTATTACAAGCAATGCTGGACTTGACGTATACGAAAGAAGCGAAGAAGGTCACGAATATATTATCACTGTGGATGTTGCCAGAGGTATCGGTGGTGACTACAGTGCTTTTATCGTGTTTGATATCACCACGTTACCGTATAAAATTGTTGCCAAGTACAGAAATAATGAAATCAAACCTGTCATGTTTCCATCGGTAATTCATTCCGTAGCCAAAGAGTATCGGTGGCCTTATATACTGATTGAAGTAAATGATATAGGTGATAGTATTGGAGCAATGTTGAATTATGATCTTGAATATCCTAATGTATTGATGTGTTCAATGCGAGGTAGAGCTGGTCAAGTAGTTGGTCAGGGGTTCTCAGGAACTAAAACTCAACTAGGAGTTAAGATGAGTATTACTGTTAAAAAACAGGGTTGTTCAAACTTAAAAGCAATCATAGAAGATGATAAGTTAACCTTTAAAGACTTTGATATATTAAGAGAGCTTACAACATTCATTCAGCGAAAACAGTGTTGGGAAGCAGATGATGGGTATCATGATGACCTTGTGATGTGTATGGTTCTCTTCGCATGGTTAGTCATGCAAGACTATTTTAAGGAGATGACTGATCAAGATATTCGTAGAAGAATATATGAAGAACAACGTGATCAGATAGAACAGGACATGGCTCCATTTGGTTTTGTAGATGATGGTATGGGTGACGATAGTTTTATTGATGGTGATGGTGAACTTTGGGCGTATGGTGAAACTCAAGAAGAAGTTTCATACATGTGGAATTACTAGGGGTATTGCAACACCCCCCTAAGGTCTCTGACTTCTTGACTTACTGGAAATTCTAAATACTTGTAGATAAATTGGATTATCAGAGGAGTTAAAACATGGCAAGTCAAGTCTCGCCTGGTGTAGTTCTTAGAGAACGTGACCTAACGAACACTACTATAGTAGGAAATTCAGCTTTAACAGCTGCATTTAGTTCAACCTTTCAAAAAGGACCAATCGGCGTAATTACATCGGTAACTAGTCAGAAACAATTTGCTGATATATTTGGAACACCCAAAGATTCCAATGCAGAAGACTGGTTAGTAGCAAATGAATTTTTAGGATACGGTGGTCAACTTGCCGTAGTACGTGCTGCTACTGGTGTTCTCAACTCTACCTCAGATGGTAGTGGAGTTCTTGTTCAGAATGATACTGACTGGGTATCTGGTGTTGGTGCTTCTGAAGTTGTCGCTGCAAGAACTGCTGGTACATGGGGTAACTCATTATCAGTTGTTGCAGTAGACCGTGGTGCTGATCAACTTCTTACACTTGCTTCTGCTCCTGCCACAACAACTCTTGGTACTGCATTCACAACAACTGCTGGAAAAGCAGGTAGGATTTATTCTTGGGATGCTACAAATAGCGAGTTGGCAGTTATACTTGACAATCCAACTTCATTGATTGTTCCAGGTGATAAGTTTGACGAGCCAGGTGATGGTGTTGCTCAAACAATAAGTGCTGGTGCTTACAATGGTCTTGGAAGTCAGAACGGTACACATCAAGCAGATGTTACAGGTGGAGATGGTACTGGACTAAGAGTTCAAGTTATTATTGATGTAAATGGTCTAGTAAGTGCAGTAAGTATTGTTAATGGTGGTACAGGTTATGGTGCTGGAAATACAGTAACAGCACTTGCTGCTGATCTTGGTACAGGTGCTAGTGCTGATTTAACAATTACTGTTAACACAGTATCAGATGATAACATCAACATTAGTTCAGTTAAAGACTGGTATACAAATACTTCAATTGGTTCAACAGGTTTAAAACTTGCTGCAATTGGTCCTCGTCCTGGTACTTCTGAGTTTGCTTCTTCTCGTGGTATTTCTTACGATGAAGTTCACGTTGCTGTTATTGATACAACTGGAGATGTTTCAGGTGCTGCTAATACAGTTCTAGAAAGATTTACATACCTTTCAAAATTATCTGATGGTAAGAGTTCTGAAGGAGGTGCTACTTACTACAAGTCAGTTATTAACGAAGAATCTCAATTCATTTTCCACGGTGCTGCTTTTGGTAACACAATTGAACCAGTAAGCGGTGGTGGTGGTAAAGTTCTTGGTGTTGCATCATCTACTTTAGCAACTGGAGATAAGTTCTTACTTCTTGCAGATCATACAGAAACACTAACTGGTGGTACTGATGATTATGAGTACACTGCTGGTGAAGTAAATGCTGCTTACGATCTATTCACAGACACAGAAGAAACCGAAGTTGATTTTGTTTTGATGGGTGGTTCATTTGGAACTGAAACAGATACACTATCTAAAGCACAAAAAGTTGTTGCAGTTGCAGCAGCAAGAAAAGATGCTGTAGCATTTGTTTCTCCTTACAAAGGAAATCAAATTGGTACTGGTGGTTCTGCTCTTTCTTCTGTACAACAAAGAACAAATACTCTAAACTTCTTTACTAACGTAACCTCAACATCATATGCTGTTCTTGACAGTGGTTACAAGTACATGTATGACAGATTCAATGATAAGTATCGTTGGGTTGCTACTAACGGTGACGTTGCTGGTTTATGTGTAAACACATCATCAACTACAGCAGACTGGATTTCACCTGCTGGACTATCACGTGGTGGTCTTCGTAATGTTGTTAAGTTGGCATACAATCCCAACAAGGCAGATAGAGACGAACTATATCAAGCAAGAATTAATCCAATAGTTACTTTCCCTGGAAGTGGTTCAGTACTATTTGGTGACAAGACTGCTCTTGCTTCTCCATCCGCATTTGATCGTATTAATGTTCGCCGTCTCTTCCTCAATATTGAGAAGAGAGTTGAAGCTCTTGGTAAAGGAGTTCTCTTTGAAATTAATGATGAAACAACTCGTTCTGGATTCCTCGCAACAATTAATTCTTATCTTAATGAGATCGTTGCAAAGCAAGGTATCACTGATTTCTTGGTTGTTTGCGATAGTACAAACAACACAGCAGATATTGTTGACCGTAACGAATTTGTTGCGGAACTCTTCATCAAACCTGCTCGCTCCATCAACTACGTAACAGTGACATTTACTGCAACGAGAACTGGTGTCTCGTTTGCTGAAGTCATCGGACGCTAACTTTGTTAAATATATAAGAAGAGGTAATTTAAAACAATGGCAGTCACAAGTAAAGTTTCAACTTTCCTAACCAAGGTAAGTCAGGGTGTAAGACCCAATATGTTCCAAGTGGATATCAATTTCCCTGAGGGTGACCTTGGTGATGCTGATAAAGAACTTGCTTCATTTATGTGCAAATCCGCTAACATCCCTTCATCTAATGTGGGTGTTATTGAAGTTCCATTTAGAGGAAGATCAGTTAAAATTGCTGGAGACAGAACATTTGATAACTGGTCAGCAACATTCATCAACGATAAGGACATGAAAACACGTGCTTATTTTGAGAAGTGGTTGAATGAAATCAATTCACATCAAGACAACACAGCAGGTCTAGTTAATCCAGCAGATTATGGTCGTACAATTGTTGTAAGACAATTAGAAAAAGATGATAGTGTAGCTGGAGATGAGTTAAGAGCTTACAAGTTGTGGTATGCATTCCCAACTAGTGCTTCTGCAATTGATCTTGCTTATGATAGTAATGATCAGATTGAAGAATTTACTATTGAGTTCCAATATTCTTACTGGACTGTTGGAGATACTGAAGCTCCTGCTGGAAGAAGCGGAATCGCCATCCCCTAAATAAGAATAGGAAATCAATTGAGTTAATTAATAATGGGTCAACTATTTGGTTTCCAAATTAACCGCAAAGACGAGAAGAAAGGTCAATCACCTGTTCCACCTCTTGCAGATGAACCAGTATCTATTGCAGCTGGCGGTTACTTTGGAACATACGTAGATACAGATGCCACCGCAAGGAATGAGTACGAGCTAATCCGTAGATATAGGGATATGGCTCTTCATCCTGAGGTGGATTCTGCTGTTGACGAGATAGTGAATGAGTTTGTCGTTAGTGATGCTCACGACAGTTGTGTTGATATCAATCTAGAAAATCTAGATATTGGTATGGGCATAAAAAAGAAAGTTCGTGATGAGTTTGATTATATCAAACGATTGATGAATTTTGATAATAGAGCACATGAAATAATTCGTTCGTGGTATATTGACGGACGAATTTTTTATCATAAAGTAATAGATCTAGAAGATCCAAAAAAAGGTATTCTTGAATTGCGTTATGTTGATGCAATTAAGATGCGTAAGGTTAGACAGAAATTAGGAAAACTTGGTAGTCCACCAGATGCAGCATTAGCAAAGTCAGTTCAAGGAACTGCACTTGCAATGGAGTGGGGAAATTATATTGATTATTATTTGTACAACCCTAGAGGATATTTAAGGGGTGGTGCAATGGGACCAGTTGGAGACATGTCTAACTCCCAAGGTATCAAAATGGCTGTAGATTCAGTAGCATTTTGTTCAAGTGGTCTACAAGATTTAAACAAACGTATGCACTTGAGCTTTATGCACAAGGCAATCAAGTCACTCAATCAATTGAGAATGATTGAAGATGCACTTGTTATATACAGATTATCACGTGCTCCTGAACGCAGAATATTTTATATTGATGTAGGTAACTTACCTAAGATCAAAGCAGAACAATATCTGCGTGATGTCATGTCTCGCTATAGAAACAAACTAGTTTATGATGCTAGTACAGGTGAGATCAGAGACGACAAGAAGCATATGAGTATGCTAGAAGATTTTTGGTTACCTCGTAGAGAGGGTGGTCGTGGAACTGAGATCACCACCTTACCTGGTGGACAGAACCTAGGAGAACTCAAGGATGTTGAGTACTTTAAGAAGAAGCTTTATAATTCTCTTAATCTTCCACCGTCCCGTCTTACCGATGATAACAAAGGATTTAACCTCGGAAAGACAACAGAAGTATTACGTGACGAACTTAAGTTTACTAAGTTCATTGGAAGAATGCGTAAAAGATTTGGAGAGTTATTCCACGACATTCTCAAGACACAACTTATTCTTAAGGGAGTAATATCTCCTGAAGATTGGGATGACATGAAGGAGCATATTCAATATGACTTCCTCTTTGACAATCATTTCAATGAGTTAAAAAAGAAAGAGTTAATGACTCAACGTATAGCTCTTGCAACTCAAATGGATGTATTTGTTGGTAAGTACTTCTCTATTGAATATATCCGTAAGGAAATTCTTGAGCAGACCGAGAAAGAGTACAGAGAAATTGATAAGCAGATGCAGAAAGAGATTGAAAAAGGTCTAGCAATGGATCCAATCAATGTCACTCAGATGGATATGATGGATCGTCAGAACCAAGCATATGCTCCAGAAATTTCTACACAACAAGCACTTGATCAATCAGAACTTGATCAAGCTGCTGCTGATGATGCTCATGAAAAGCAATTGCAGATGATGAAATCTCAACCTAAACCTACCAGTAATACTAAATAATTAATTATCATGGATGAAACCAATATTGATCAGGCAAATCCTGATGCTGAAGTTATTGATGTAGTGGGTGCTATATCAGATAACCAACGTGCAAAAGCAATTGATGCAATTCAAGATATGCTTTATGCAAAGTCCAGTGACGCTATAGGTGATTACAAAAAGATTGTAGCTAATACACTTTTTGATGAACCAGTAGAAGATAAACCAGAGGAACCTTCAAATGAAACTGATAACGGAAACGATTGAAAATGTAGAGGTCATCACCGAAGGTAAAGGTGCTGATAAAAAACTCTATATTGAGGGAGTATTCCTTCAATCAGAAATCAAGAATCGTAATGGACGTATGTATCCATTCTCAGTTCTTGAAAAAGAAGTCAACAGATACAATGAAGAGTATGTTAAAACATCACGTGCTCTTGGGGAGTTGGGTCATCCTGACGGTCCTACTGTTAATCTTGACCGTGTTTCCCATAGGATTACCTCTCTTAGATCTGAAGGAAACAACTTCATCGGAAGAGCACAGATAATGAATACCCCAATGG